GTGCCTTCAACCAGCCGCGCACGCCCATCTCGCCGCCGCTGTTGCCAACCAGCATTTTCCCCTTGACCACCAACGGCGCCATTGTCATCGTCTCTCCGCGCTGGAGATCGCCCACCTTGGTTTTCCATAGCTCCTTGCCCGTGTCTGCCTCCAGTGCAATGGCATGGTTATCCAGCGTATTGAAGAACAATTTGCCATTCACATGCACCAAGCCGCGGTTCACCACATCGCAGCAGGCCATGCCTTGCGATTCCTGATGCGTATCAGGTTTGTATTCCCATTTTTTGCTGCCATCCAATGCCAGTGCATACACGGTATTCGGGTAAGGCGTGACCACATACAAAGTATCGTCAACAAACACGGGGGCCGCCTCGTGCCCGGGGGTAAGGCCGGTCGAAAATGTCCAGGCAAGCTTCAAATCCTTCACGTTATCGCGATTGATTTGAGAGAGGCCGCTATAGCGCGTGCTGGCATAATTTTTTGCCGGCATGGTCCATTGGCCATCCTCATCGGCTTCCAGCCAGGTAGGGGGGGAAGAATTGTTATGTGGATAATTGCCCTGGGCAACTGAAGGTGGCGATGAATCAGGGTTGGGGGGCGCGCTATCCTGACTACAGGCAGCTGTGAGAAAACCGATCAACAACAATATTGAGTAAAGGAAAAAATCTTTGTATTGATGCACGCGATAATTCCTTTCAGCAGTGTTATCAGGAAACAGGAAATGCAATCTAAAACGTGGTTTTCTCCTATTGGTAGGAATTCCATTGGGTAAGTTTCACAAAATATTTCATAAAAATATCCAATGTAATTTCATGTAAATTTTTCCGTATAACTCAAGTCAATGCTAATGCATTGTGTAGTATTAACTTTCTTCATTTGCCAAAATTTTTTGTAATACTCTCTGACAGAAAAATTAGAATAATCCGATTGATATCCACGACTCATCTCAGGCGGAATGAATAATCTTGGGCAGGGAAGGGCAGGCTGTCATTCGCTCTCAATATAACCTTGGAGGAATCGAATGCAGGATTTTTTGGAAATCAATACCTTTATTGGGCTGTCATTATTACAATGGCTTACATTAATAATCGTTGCAATATCTTCCTACTTTTTTCTCAGCTACCTTTGCTCGATTGCAATCAAGAAATTATCAGTCGATGTCAGTGGAACGGAAAACAGATTTAATCATGCACTGGCGGAAGTGCTGCGCAGTACCCAGAAAATCACCTTGGCATTATTTGCGCTACTGATTGCTCTGCAGTTTCTTGATCTTTCTGAAAAATGGGAACACCGCCTGAGCCACTTGACCTTCTTCGTGATTGGCATCCAGCTTGCACTCTGGGTGAGTAAGAGCATTACCATCTGGTCCAATATGCAATTGCTGGAAAAGGATGAGCAAGCGCCTAATCCCGTCATCACCTCAATGCTCAGCTGGATACTGAAAGTTGCCATCTGGTCCATCGTCCTGCTGGCGATTCTTTCCAATGTCGGCATCAATATCACCGCATTCATCGCCAGTCTGGGTGTGGGGGGCGTTGCAGTCGCCCTGGCGGTTCAGAATATTCTGAGCGACCTGTTTGCCTCCCTGGCGATTGGCTTGGATAAACCATTCGTCATCGGTGACTTTGTTGTTTTCGGCGAAGTAGCTGGCAGCATCGAGAGAATAGGGCTGAAGACCACGCATATCAGAAGCATCAGCGGCGAGCAAATCGTATGCAGCAATACGGAGCTTCTCAAAAATACCATCCATAACTATAAGCGCATGTCAGAACGCAGGGTGGAGTTCAAATTTGGTGTCACATACGATACCCCTCCAGCCATCCTTGCCAAGATCCCCGGCATTGTAAAATCTGCAATAGAAAAATCTGAACATACGAGATTTGATCGAGCACACTTGAAAGGTTTTGGCTCCAGTTCATTGGATTTTGAAGTCATCTATTTTGTCGACTCCAGCGATTTCAATTTATACATGGACATACAACAAGAAATTAACTTAGACCTGATTAAAGAATTTAATAAACTGAACATTAGCTTCGCCTTGCCCACGACAAATATGCACATTCGGACACTGGAAGCTGTAGCGGCATGATATGGAAACTCTGTTTCGAATCATTTTCAGTCGCGCGCTTTGATCGTGGTTGACAAAGTCAAAATATCGAAAGACCAGCAACTATGACTCAATCTTAATGGAGTACTCCTAAAAACGATGCTGACGGAATTTCCGGCGCTATGTGGCGTTTTCGGTATGAATTGATACTTATCAATGGTTGCCAGAAAACGTTGGGTGGATGTCAGGTTTTCCTATTTAAAAATCAGCTAATGCTTATCTTGTATTAGATTTAAAAGCATAAAATCACCGACTATGTCGATATTTGAGCTTTTAATGGTACAAGTGGCTATTGGGGTGATACTCTGTGTTGTACTCAGACAATCCGCTTTCAAAGCGACAGAGCTTGATCTTCTCATGGCGCGCCTGATTGCGGCCTGCGATGGCGACACGGAAAAAGCTTGGCTTTTGATTGATGATGAACGCAAATTGGATTCGTGCAGTATGACGATCGATGCCGTTAGAAGTGTGCTAAATCGTATTGAGAAATCCAAACGCTAACTGCCGAAGTCTAGGGCTGCCTGAGGCCATCATATAGACCAGCACCATTATCCAACGCGCCAAGGCGTTTTGACGAGAGCTGACTCCTCAACCTCTGCCACAAGTATTTCTCGCCTGGTAGATAAAAGGTGTTAAGGTGTATTTCGCCTACGGAAAATCCGCAAAGCGTAACTTAGGAAATTCATGAATTTCAATAACGGTTACGGGGCATCAGGCCTTATTGTGCTGATGATTATTGTCGTCTCACTGAGTTGGATAGCTGCAAAAATACTAAACTATCTATAGCAGGTAATACAAAAAAGCCCTGATCAGGGCTTTTTTTGTTGTGTGAGTGCCTAAGTGCCTCCTATTTAGCTTTCAATCAAGAAAAAGATTTTAGTTAGCTTTACACTTCGCATAATGTATATTATGTAAAATTGACGGACAAATTTTTATGGTCCGTTCTGTAGATCAATTCGAGACTCTTCTGAGGATTCGGGTTAGCCAAGACCTGTTCCAGACGCCTGCCGCTAACGACACTCAGTTCACAGTAATACCTGCATATCGCATTCACTAGTTCTTGGTCATATCCCATTTCTACTAAACGCAGCTTTTCCTTCAGCACATATCTATAATATCGACGCCGTTTAACCCTGGAATGACGTTCAACACGAATCACCCAATATAACTGTTTCAATTTATCTGCCCATAAAGGCACATCAACATAATGGAATTGCTTAGACTGGTAACTCATTTCTACGAGCGATTTTTTTCTTGTTACCTATATCTTACCCTTAACCGGCGATTTTAAACGCGTTCTGCAAATATGAAAAAACCCCGCAATTGCAGGGTTTGTGAAATTAACTACTTTTTACCGTAGGTTGCATCGTGATCAGGCTCAATGGTAAGAAATCTTAAATACTCACCTTGCCTAATGGCCGTTGCTCTACGTGCCTGAGTGATACGAAGAGAATATATAGCATCAATTCCTTGAGGTGGTTTGATACTAATAATCTTTTCCCATTTCAAGCCTTGATCTCTATATAACTGATCCCAATCAAGCTTGGAAAGCTTTTCAAGTGTATTGATCACTCGATTGCGTTCAGTTTTGTCGAGACCAAATAAGTTTTGTTGGAATACTTCGTTATTAATATCCAGTTTAACTCTTATGCTCATCGGAATTGATCTTTCTTGATAACGCATCAAGATCATTGATTTCCTCAGGTTTGGTGCTTAAAGCAATGTCTAAAGCACGATCCAAATCTCTCTTTGCACCTGCTTCATGTAGCCATAGTTCGTTATCAGGAATGATACGTGCTGTACGTATAAGCCAGACACCTGGCTCGCGCTCCTCAACTAAAACTTGCCTACCAGCGAATTCCTTGCCTAATGAGATCTGTCCGTTAGAACCAATCATTTTGACGCTGGATTTAGAAATATCTTGCGTATTCATGAATTTTTCTCACCTCCTCAGAGGTCATGTGTATGTTTGCGTGTATGTGTATGTTTGCGTGTATGTGTATGTTTGCGTGTATGTGTACCTAATTTGGTGCCGCACAAATTAACTATAGCACTATTTTCGTCTATTCAGCAAGATCAAAACTATTTGAGAATGAAAGTCTCAGATTCCTGGCTCCTGATAGCCATAACAACGTTCTATCTCGGCTTTGCATAATTTGCGCTGGGAAGTCTTCCAGGCCGTGCAACATGGCGATGTCAAAGGCATCTTTGATCATTTCAGTAATATTTTGGGAACCCAGCCAATGCTGAACGACTTCAGGTTTTGGAGCGCCCTTACTAGCCCAATAGCGTTTTGATGAATGCTCGAGCATGTTGAAGGATTTATCCAGGTACTTTGTCAGGTAACTGGCGAGCTTGGCGCTTTTCCATGTGCCTTTAGGTTGCCCAAACCGCTTTCTAGGGCCAACGACATCGACTTGCCCCATGACATCTTTACCAGTAGCACCCAAGCAGCCGAGAACCTTGTACCAGCAGGTACGCATGTATTTGATGTCCTGGCGACCTTGCACGGCCAAGTGCAAATGCCAAGCACCACGTTCTTGTTGTTCTCTTGCCGCAACGTATTTCCAGTCTGGATACCTGGCGAGCATGAGACGGCGGAATTGGTCAAAATCGCGCTTGAGCTGCTCGGTGTCTTGCATGTTGTCTCGATAGGTCAACGTCACCAAGTGATCAGCCTTGAGACGATGGACTAGCCATCTGATGCTTTGCTTTGCTCGACGGATGGCGCGGAGCTTGTTTTCTTCGTCTTTACGCGCCCTTTCTTCCTCAGGCAGCTCTACCTTGGAAGGCGCTTTCTTGAGGCCGTGAGAGCGACTACGCGCCAGCTCCAGCATATGATTTACGGGTTTTACTGTTACTTCAATGACTTCTGGGAATTTCCGGACGGTCATTTTGAAGCTTGCATCAATTCCGTGTGCTACACTATTCAACATGTCGCATGAGTTCCTTCAAGATGGTCATGTGGCAGGGCTAGGACGGGTGCAACCGACTAGCCCATTTTTTTATCTACTACTTCCCTACTCTGTTTTATATGCCCTATTCCTCGGGCGTTTTCCTCTTCATTTACGTTATGTGTCCGTAAGATGAATCTAGGCGCGCTGCCGCGCGCTATCGCGTGCGGTCAGCGCACCTTAATTTCATGCGACGACAGCAAGCCTTGTAATAGCCGGGGCTTTGCCGCCCCGGACCCTGCAAGAGGTTAAAGCGAACGTGTTCGCTAGCGCTCATTTCTATTGAGGTGCTGGAACTACATATGAGCAATAGCATCAAGACCGCTCCTTAAACGGCATCCTTCCCATTCAAAATTCAGAATGGGCCCCTTCCATTTACCGCGCCGCTTCGCGGTTTCAGTCTTGACCCTATCACTCATATCCAGCAGTCGGCAGGTATGCCGTATGTGACGCAAAAACACGTCACATACAGCACACCTGGAGCGCACAATGAAGATTAACCGGCAGTTCATGAAGCAAAAGGAATTCAAAGAGCGACAGCTTTGGCTAGACTTTGAATGCGCGACGGGCATTGCTTTGCAGGCGATCAGCGAGGACATGGAAAAAGCCAGAGCTTGGTTTAAACGATGGGTTAAGGGATTCAAAACAAGACCATCCAGGCAACGAATTGAACAAGAGGATCTATTTAAAGGCGCTGTACCTGCATAACTAGCAGGATGTCGCTTTTCTCATCTGAATCGGTGTTGGCATTGAACAACCTCGGCAGGAAGCTCAAGCCCTGGCGCTGCTTGCTGAGCCTAGACTCATTCAAGCCGCCGAGCAGGATCAATTCACCGTCTCTAGTATTCACTACCGTCTTGATTTCACGCTTTAACAGTGTTGGCGACTGATTAACACCTGTTGTCGTGGGCTGGAAGCTGGATATTTGTTGCGTAATGTCCAGCTCGATGGTTTCGGCGAGAATTTTGGGAGTGATCTCCAGGATGACGCCGGATGGCCTGTAAATGATGGACTGGACGGGATTGCCGTTATTGGTTTGTGTCGTAGATGCGATCGTGGGTGTTTCAGTGCCCACGCTGAAGCGGGAGTTCTTGCCGTTCTTGACGCGCAGGGATGGCGCACTGACTTGCTTGAAACGGTTATCCGAATCAAAAGCCGAAATCAGGACATCGATATTGGGCAATGACAGCTTGAGCTGATTGGATTGCGTTGCGCCATTTTCAATCGTAATGCCCAGCCTGGAGTTCAACAGGCTGACAGCAGCAGATATGGCATTCAAGTCGCGGACCGTATTGGTAACTTCGTAGATATAGGCTTTAACAACGACTTCATTCGCCGGCCTGTCCAGGTCAGCGAGGATAGTTTTCAACATGTCTTGCTTGGATTCATCCGCCCGGTAAAACACAACGTCATCCGTGATGGCCTGGACTTCAGCACCGGCAAACTTGAGTAAATCGCCGATTTCCTTTTGGTCACGATATTGCGGCCGGTATGAATAGACCGGCAGGTCAGACGGCAGCGCAGCCTGCGGATGATCCTGGGCAGGTTGCTCATGATCAGCAGCCATTGGCGGAGGATCACCCGGCAGCGATGGAGGCATATCCATGTGTGCCTGATTTCGAGTCAGGTATAGATACTCGGAGCGCTCCTGCAACAGGATGCCGTTCTGTTCCAGGACATCCGCTACCAGGGATTGAAGCTTGTCTTCCTTGGCTGCCTTGATGGAGACGGTAATGGTGCGGCCATCGGTCAGGACGTCAGGAGACAGGATGTAGTTTTTCTTGATGATGCCCTTGAGGACGGTTTGAGCAAATTCCGGAATGGTAACAGCGGCGAATTCAAGATTGACTTCAGCCCGGGCCAGAAGCGGCATGGAAAAGATCAGGATTGCGAAGGCTTTTTGTACCATGATTGGCCTACCTTATAGTAAGTGCCGGTAGCGTCTTTCCTAGACTCCCATGATTCCAGGACAAGACCGGCTTTTGTGGTGATGATGAAATGATCGCCGAGGTCCATGAGGCCCTTGATTTCCTCAATGGAGGCCGCAGGCGCAGCGGTGACGGTTTGTGGCTTGACGTTGTTTGCGTAGCTGATCCAGGAGAACAAGGCAACGATGGCGATAGAGATGCCGGCAAAGGCATGGATGGCATAGGACCAGCGCTGGTAAAAGGACATATAGCGCCCTTTCAAGTGCCAGGGGCTGAGCACGCAGAATGTGCCCGTGACTTGTGCCGGATATTCCTTGACCTGGCGCTTACCAGATTGATCAATGATGTAGCCATACAGGGTCAGGTCACGTTCAATTTCATCCGTGAATACCTGGTCAGTGTTATAGGCGTCATAAAGCTTGTTGCCGCGATACCACCAGGTATCGACTTTCGGGGAGTAGTCCTGTTTGCCATAGCGGACGATGCCCATATGAACTTGTGGCAGCCTACCTTTCAAGCCGAGCAGCCGGAGGATAGGGCCGAGAAATGGGATGCTGAGGCGATCCGTACGTTTGCAGACGACTTTATGCTCAATGAGCGCCCTTCTGGCCTGGGCATCGATGGATTCGATGTCCTGAGTAATGAACAAGGTATGCCAATGGTTTTTACGCACATGGCGCAGGTATTTGATTACCTGGTCACGTGCCTTGCCTTGCCATTCTCTGGAATTAAGAAAGACGGCGAGTTCATCGAGCGCGACCAATCCGAACGTGCTTTCATTTCGGCTGCTTGAAGCCATACCCAAAGCCCAAAGATCATCAGCAGAAGGAAAATCCGGTAGCCTGACATGTGTAGCCCTACTGGTAGGAGGAAGAAAGTTTTCTGGGTAGATATCCATATTAGTGGCGACAGGCAGGCCAGCGGCGAGGAAGTCCATGATTTTGCCGGTGGAGATGATGGACTTCCCCGCACCGAGATCACCCGTTAACGTCCAGTTCGCCATGGTCAGAAGCGCAATGTAGCCTGGGTGAAATCACGGCTCAGGTGCTTATGCCAGTCATAGACCCGCTTGGTAATCAATACCGTGACGTAGAAAGAGATGAAGGCCGGCGTGGACGGCGGCAGGAAAGCCAGGCCGAAAGCAACCCCTGTTGGCGTAATGGGACGGAGCACATTCAAGCCAATATAGGTAGCAGACAAGAAGGCAGTGAACAGCCCGATAATGAACGTTACATAGCCAAGAAAATAGGCGCTTTTCTTGAGGCCGCGAAGGATAAACCAGGTCACGACCTTTTCAACAATGCTAGCCAGACCGATGAAGAGCCAATGCATCATGCACCCCCTTCTGGGCGTTCAGTGATGAGGTTGAAAACACCTATAGCGGTCAGGACAAAGAAAATAAAGGCCAGTGCAGGATGCAGGTAAGGCTGAGCTTCGCAGATGCTGATTTCATAGGACTGGCCGAGGAACTGGAAACTTAGATTGCAATTGGCGGATTCATCCTGCATTGCCAATGTCCATGGAGACGCAGGCAGGACTTTTTCTGTATAGAGCTGCAATAGGCCGGATTCATTGACCATGGAGCGCATGTTGGCCGTCAGCGTGGTAAAGGTGGAATCCTGGGATGCGTTCAACACGTCAGGCAGCCCCTGCCCCGCCAGTTCAGGTTGAGCGCCCTGCCCTGAGAGTAACTGCCTGGTGTCATAGGTGATGTCACGGAGATTGGATAGCGTGACTTCAGTAGCGCAATGAGCACAGTCGCCAGTGCCGGAGCCAGTGCCACCGGGAATGAGTGTCGTGCCAGTCAGATCGCCAGTGCCAGGATAGGTAGCCGTGGATTGTCCGGAGACAGTGGATCCGGAACCAGAGCCGGAACCGCCAGAGATGGTCGTGACTTGCTGGCTTGTGGTGTTGTTCCCGTAATTAGGGACTGTATGCGTGACAGTCGCGCCGCCAGTAGCCGAGTTCAGTTCTATAGTGACTTTTTCGCCTGTTGAAGCATCCGTGTAGCTGATTCTATTAGGTGCTTCCTGGACTAGATTGGGATTGTTGTCCGCCGGGTTTTGCTGAGGATCACGGACGAATTGATTGCCTTCACGGCGGAATTCATCCTTGCCTTTTTCTGGCTTTTTGACTTGTTCGGGATTCTGTAGGACACAAGAGGTTGTCCCAGAATAGCCAGGAGGACAAGTCATTACCTTATCAACAGTACCACCCGGGAAAGTACCAGGGACAACATTGTATTGATTAGGGACGAAATCGACTTCACTCACGGTCATGGTAACTGCACATCTGCCATTTCCGTCATCAGCATATGTTGTCGTTAAAGTGTATTTGCAAACGCCATAATTCTGACACTCAGCCCTGCTTGACGTGGAAGCAGGACAAGACAATTGGACATCCATGGAAGGAGGCGGAGTCTTATCATCCTGCCAGCCCTCAGGAACAGTTAAAGGCTTATCAGGATCAATTTGAACGGTAATTGGCTTAGACGCCAGGTCAGAATTTGAATTGTTGTCTTTTGCAGTTATGGATAAAGCAGCAACCAAGTTAGCAAACCCGAGCCCGCTAATCAAAAGTGGTCCGCCGAGATCACCGGCAGATACCAAAATAGCAATACCAGCCAATGGAAGAAACGCCTTGGCAGCGACAGGGATAGTCAAGGCCGCAATGGCAGTTAAGGCAATGAAGGTTTTTTTGATTGGCTTCATGTTGAAAAAGCCGGGTTTCCCCGGCTCTCCGTGATTACTTCACGCCAGCCTTGCCAAGGCCTTTCTTGGCAGCGGTCAGGATGAACCAGGCAATGGATACACCGGCAACAATGGGGATGAATTGCACGGCGATATCCTTGACGGTATCAATGGCGTCAGTGCCGATGCCAGTCAGTGCGTCAGCAGGCAAAAGGCTTGCAGCCGAAGCGATTTCCGGCATGGTGACGGTTGCGACAGCAGCAGAGGCCATCAATGTTTTGAGCAAAGCAGATGCTTTCATGATTAACTCCTTGTGAAATTTTGAAAAAAAGAAATAGCGCTCCCCAGCATGAAACCAAGGATGTAGCTTGCGCCGAAGCTGACAAAGAACCACTTCATAAATATTGCAATTGTCATCTTGCAATGCCTTTTCCGCCGCTGATCCCGAAACTAAAGCCAAACAGGGAGGCAAAGAGAACAGCGCAGAGAATGATGATGTCATCACCCGAAATGCTCGAAAGCTTGGTGTCAGGCGTGACTGTTTCCAAAGGGGGCTGGACGATTCCAGGCGTGCCGTTACCGTTAATGACTACATTGGCTGGCGTGGGTGTGTGGTCAGTGTCGCAGGCTTGGAGTATTACGGTTTTCCAATCATTCGGCGAATATGTATTGTTATCCCACCGTACTTTAAACGTCACTGTAGACGTTGCAGGATTGAAAGATATTGATTCAGGAAAATTATAAAAATGACCAGTATTGTCAAAGTGATGCGATGAATAGACCGCAGTAAAAGCATTCACCACTTGTTCAGAGGTGGTATAGCAATTCCCCAATACAGACCAGCCGGCAGCCATTTATGCAAGCACCCAAAGAAATCTAGCCAATGAGAAGACCAAGGCAATTACGCCCATGCCAAACAGGCATAGAAATAGCGCAATAAAAAATGGCCATAAATCACCAGTTACCTGATCAATAGCTTTAATAATTGCGTGGTATCGGTTCATGTTGGATTACCTAAATAACAAGAAATAAAAAAAATTAAACTTGATCCACTCGAATTAATTTATATGTGTACTCGATATCTATACGCACCCATGACGGGAGATGGTCATAGTCTTTATTGGCGTACATTTTTGAATATCCCGATTGGGATAGAAGACGCTTGCGACTAGGCAAGCTAAGGTTATTCCAGATGGTAGCCATATGATTTCCCCTGAAAGAATGGGGAGCGCTGCGCTCCCCTACCCTATTACTTGCCTGGTGCAGCCGGAACGAGCTTAGTTATACCGCCGCCGAGTTCCATGGTTTGATTGTTAACACGAGGTTCAAAGTCAGCCAGGTAGCGACCAGGCTTTGGCAATTCGGAACCACTAGGAAGCACAGTGCGGAATATTTGACGATCCTCACCGATTTCAAGAACACCTTGAATGCGGACCATTTTGTATGGATTGCCGGATGACTTGGCGATGCCTTCAATGAGTTCGGAGGCAGTAACATGGACTGGATACTGAGACATTTTCGAGTTTCCCTTTCTGGAAATTGATCTAAAAGAATCTAATATCCAATGGATATAAGATTAATTCTTACATTAAAGAATAAATCTTATATTGTCAAGAATTTTTCTTAAGTAGTACTATGAAAGAAAAAATCTTTCAAAAAAGGAAGAAAATCCAATGAAAACAATACTTTTGATTGCAACAGGGATATTGCTTGGAGGCTTAATGTTGGACTCAGCGTTGATTATGAAGCGCTATGGCAAGGCAGACTTCATCGGCAATATGTTCACAGAAAGGCAACACCTGGTAGGAATCGAAAAACTAGGGGTTATGCCGCTGAAGCAAGAAAACGGAAAAATTCAATACGTAATGGTGAAAGGTAGAGATACCGCCGAATGCAAGAAAATCTACAAAACTGACGCCATTACTAATGAAGTAGCCAGATGCACTGTAGATCACTGGGAACCTAAGAGATGAACGCTTATATATTGGTAGAAATAGGAAAGCAAAAGCAGCAGATTGCAAGCGATAGAGCTTTTGCATTGAAAAATGGCTTCACAACCCAAAACATTACCGATTGGAAATCAGGTAAATCTTTACCAACTTGGCAAAACATGGAAAAGCTAGCTAGCGCTGCCAACCTGGAATTGTGGGAAGCAGTAAAGATCATGAAGGAAAACGAGGCGAAACTTAAGGAAGCAGGTTTTGCAAGGATGGAAATGATGGCAGTGCTGGGAACCGTTTCCGGTTTGACATTGCTGGGAGCGTCAGCCCTACCCTCTCAAGCCTTATTTGGTGCGCTTGCGCTAAGCCAGCTTTGTATATTATGTTAAATTATGGATCAATAATTACGCTTCGATCGATAGATGAACTCCAAGCTCATCTGCCTGGGTGGTCTATCCATCAACTCCAACATATGCCTGCCGCTAACTGCGCTCAAGCTGCATAGATATCTGCAAGTCGCTTCAATTTGCTCCGCTAGTCGGAGCTTTTCTTTTGCTATCCATCGATACAGCTTTCTACGCCTAGCGCCTTTGGGCCGTCGATCGACGGCCCTGATGATGAAATCCGTGTAGATATGCCATGCAGGAACGATTTTTTGTTGTTACTGATACCTTACCCCTAGGACACGCTTTTAAATGCGTCATCAAATGGGTGAATATTGGCTTGTTTGCGGTTGACTGCCTTGTTAGCAGGAGTTTTGACGAGGTTTGTCTACAGGGCGCGATTGAACCCATCGGTTAATACCGATACATAAAATCACGCGAAAAGGGGAAATAACAGGTGGGCGGGCGTAATGTCTACATGGGGGCTTAAAGCAGCCCCATACCCCTGCCATAATTAGGAGATTCAAATGAAAGCAATACTTATAGCACCCAGATCCTATATTAAAGACGGAATAGTTAATCTCGGAGATGGACCTAATGCAAAAATCGGAGATAATCTTTACTATCTTTTTGGGAGCGGGCGATACGGAACTATAGAATGCATTAATGAAGAAAATCAGCTAATTACCCTCAAACGCAGAGGCCATTTGAAAATATTTCCTATGCACACGATAGCAACAATATTATCTACAAAACCTTCGTAACAAAAAGCCCCGAAAGGGGCCTAAATTCAATTCAGGTGAATCCGCAGATCCCGCGGCAAGTGGTAATGCTTGGTTTTGTGACTGTATAGCGCCTGCAGGATCTGCCCTCGCCCGATCATCTGCATGACGGTGCTTTGCTTGAGGTGCTTTTGCTGGCAGAAGGTGCGCAGTCGGATATTTTCCAACCCTGAAACTTTCTCACCGCAGGTGATTTAATTCCAGGTTGATCCTGTTTTTTGACTTTGGATATAGGGGAAATATGAGGAAACTGGCGGAAGCGGTGAGATTCGAACTCACGAACCCTTTCGGGTCGCCGGTTTTCAAGACCG